TGGTTGATTACGTAGTCGTGCTGAATTGATCTACGGCACAGTGGTTCTATCAGCCACTTAAAGAAACCGACATTTGGTGGTGCTGACCAAAATGTGGAAGCCCCACAAAGGTGGGGAACAGGACATCATCGAGATTCTTTCCAGCACGGATATCATCCTCAAGCGTTAATTGCAACGCTGGCGTGATACCTGTTAAACGGAAATAGAGTTCTCGTGTAGCTGCAGTTGGGTTAAATGGCTCTGCCTTGTGTTCATCCGGACACACAGGGTGATACCAATCCCACTCATGCCGCGCTTTGACACCTCGGGTCAGGTACAAAGCTCGATCAGCAATAGCCCTCGTTACTGGACACTGTGGCAAAGCTGCCAATGATGACAAGGCTTTGGCACGCAACAATTGAGTGCGTACCCGGACCCCAGCACCAATACAAGAGTGTGACCACCCAAAATCAGCGATCACACGCTGAATGTGCTTCACCGTTTGCCCTGGGGTGACGAAGTATTGCTGACAGAAGGCCATTTGTGATGGGTGTTCTCCTTCCTCAATCTTGATAGTGAAACCAAGTTGGGCATAGTCTGCAACTGTTAACGGACATGGTGACACAAACAAACCATCATCCCCTTCAACCAAACCCTGGAGCAAATTATAGTTACCAGTCTTCCTGTGCACAATGAACAATACAAGCATCAAGTTCGTGAGACCATTGCCCAAAGAGGTGCACATGTCGCCGCTCATTCTCCGTCCATACAGGGTAGCTGAGACCCCAGAACTATGGCGGAGCTTATTCTTACCCATTATTGTCATGCAAATATTCTGGGACAACGAAGGAAAATTTTGCAAGAAATATTGGTAAATGCGGCACTCAATAGCAGCCATGACCAAAGGGGTCATGTGCGATTCAAAGGCTGTGAAATCCGTGGCATAGCATTTAGCGTCAGGAAGCGCAGCAATGCGCTGGTGCTTCTCAAAATCGGTCATGTGCTTAACAAAGAACGGCAATTTATATACCTGCTCCTCGATGGCACTGAATGCTGGGCCCGAAAAAACCTTGAATGCATCAGAGCGGGAATTTATACCGCGGGCCTCCTTGTACTCAGGGTAGTGTTCGTTCTTAAGAAAGAAATCAATCGCAGATTTCTCTTTCTTGGTAGGCACCCAGCCGGACTCCCAACCACCATAATCATCGTTAATGGCGCGGAGCTCATCCACTCGCCACTTAGGATGGGGCAGCTGATCTAGCCACTCCGGTGTGCTGGGGATCCGGTTTAACGGCGCCCAATGCCGTGAACAAAACATATCCACAAACCTCGCCAACTCTATAAAAAGTTTTTCAGCAACGGGTGTTATACCCCCATCGATACAGTAAGGTCCAGGGATGGGGTCGACATTCATTGGTAGTCGGCGGCATACACGCTTGGTTAAGGCGCGTATGACTGTTAGTTGATCATGTTTATCAGGGGTTATAGGTGCTGAGTATGACAGTGAGCCATACGGCAACTCCTGGTAATTCATGGATTTCCGCGTGTTGGCGCGCGTGAGGCAGCGTATGGAAATGGCCCCTCCGGCCTGAGCCGTTGGGGGATATGGTACTGGCTTTCCCATGCGGTGATAGAACCGCGTGAGAACCTGAGCCTTGCAGCCCTGGTGCACCACATCTCGCACTGGAGGTGGCAGACCCACCTCGACAGGCTTATAACCATTAACAATTCGCCCCCTCACAGACGCCCGCCCCCCAATGTGAGTAGGGAGCGGGCTATCGGAAAACCCGACGCCTGAGCGCGTCGTACTATGTCGAAAGCGGCCAATGTACCTAGGACAAGATCGGCATAATATCGTTGATCAACAAAGATATTGGAATAAGCCAATATCTTTACTCGTGCGTGCAGCGCTGCTGTGTGATCATCCACTTCTGGACCAATCTCCACTATGCATTGTGTCAACCATGCTGGTACATATGGTATTACCGTCAGAGAAACAGACGGCAACGCACAATGCCTGCCACGCTGCCCCACACAATGGGCCACATTATCATGATAGATCTTAATCATGATAGTGTACCCCATTGCCACTGTAAATACTGTAGGCCACCAGTAATACAGTGGGCATGTCACAAACTGATACCTAACTTCTGCTATAGAAAAGTATACTGACACTAGGACTGAAGCAACTAAGCGACAGCTCATAAAGGCACGTAATGACCCTAGTGCTACTTGCGTGATGCGTATCTCACAAGTATTTGTGCATGCTTTGACCATGTCTTGCGCACGCCTGGAAGCTGGCCTCGTGTCCTTCAACCGCAACTGCTT